GACGTTACTGAGCTTTCTACGGGTTATGGCGCAAATGTCTCTGGATACTACACGATTGGCGATGGTGGCGGCGGTCCCTTCTACTATAGTAGCGCGTCTGTTGAGGATGACAATGGAGGAACTGTAATCGCCCCCAATACTGGCGTTGGTCGCTGGCTTCGCCCCGTAACTGACTCCTATAACGTCCGTCAATTCGGCGCTTTGGGCGATGGCTCCCATAACGATACGGTAGCTATCCAAGCTGCAACTGACCAAGTTTCTGCTAATGGTAGGGGCTCTGTTGTATTCCCTGCTGGTAACTACAAGATTTCTGCCGCTATTACCTTGGCGTCTTCCCCTGATGCTAATATCTCCTTCATCGGTGAAGGCCCGAATGTTTCCATTATTACCCAATCTGGTGTTGGCCTAAATGGACTTGATCTATCCTTCAAGAATACGGGTGTTCAGCAGCCATATAGCGTTACAATTGAGAGCCTAGGCTTTGAATCTACGGTTGTCGCTGGAACGGCCATCGTGGTTAGCTATGGCGACCCCGTTGCTACCTCCACTCACTACAATCACGGTCCACTTATCTCCAATGTAGGTGTGCGTTCTAGCGATGCTGGATACTGGGCTACTGGTATTGACCTTGAAAGTGCTTGGAATGCCAAGATTGATAGCTGCTATATCTCGGGCGGAGCGTTTGGCGGGACTTGGGCCAATATGATTGGTTCAGGTATTCGTCTTCGTCGGTCCTGCGTTAACACCCATATCCTCAATAACTCCATCAACTTCTGGCAAACCGGACTCTACTACAATGCAGAGGGTGGCGCTGCATCTAATGCTAATGCTGAAGGAATCTATTGCTCCAATAACACGATGGTAGCAGTTAAGCGTGGCGTTTGGATTCAGGGCAATACTGGGGCTACCTCTCCTTGGGTTACTGGGTTCTCTTGGAATGGAGGCATGATTGAACAGCGTGCTGCTGTTAATGCTATCACCCTTGAGGCATGTTCCGAAGCCGTTGTCTCCGACACATTTATCTTGGCCGATGCTACTGGTGTTAGTAATCTCGCTACTGCCGTCGCCCTCTCTACGGTAAAGAACGTAGTAGTCTCCAACAACAAGATTTACGCCATGTATTATGGCGTTAAAACGGATACCTCTGCTGTAGCTGTTCTTGTTACTGATAACGTGTTTGTTGGCGGCGGAGATCAAGTTACCTTTGGCGCCGGAACCTCCTATAGCACGAGCAAAGGTTCTGTTGTTAATGGCGCTGGCATTACTGAGCTTAATCAGGCAGCTATCGGCACTCGCAATAAGATTTATCAAGGTCTTGATTATGGCTTCTCGATTGGTAAGTCCGCCGTTCAGTCCATCCCAAATACTACCGAAACATCGGTTGTATGGGGAGATGAGACCAAGGTTATTCGTAATGACCTAGACTGGAACCTCGCCCCCGGAGTTGACCGCTTCTGGAACGTGGGAGACACAACTAGGATTCATGTCCCTTCGGGGGTTAGCTGGGTTAAACTTACGGCAGGCATCCGATTCGATACCAATTCTACTGGCTTTAGGGCTATGAAGATTCGCTCCCCCGAAACCCTCCAGAATTGGTCTGCTGTCTCTACCGCTGCTGACGCCTATACCGACCTTAACGCTTCCACGCCTGTTATCCCTGTTAAAGATTTGGGCATCACCTACTTCGATGTAGTTGTCTCCCAAAGCTCTGGTGGTGCTCTTGACGTTCGTGCGGTTGAGGGAACCTTCGTTGAAATGGAAATTATCGGCTAATACCATGTATGTCTCATCCATCATTTCGGAGTGCAAGGACGTGCTAGGTAAGTGCGATGAAGCTGCTGTGTTTCGTCGCATCACCGATGCTGTCCGCCTCGCAAATCACCAAGGCAAATTCGATGTTGCCTTGGGTGCTATGGACATCTGCATTGTTGATGGATGCGTAACCCTTCCTGCTGAAGTCGCTACGCTTCTTGCTGTCAACAACTGCGGGTTTCCAACCATGATGCGGGACCAATGGTTCCAGTATCACATGAATGGGCCGGGTAATGAGAAATATACCCCACTTGGTTATGCTGATGAACTTGGTGCTGTATCTACCTTCCGCGACCCTTCCGCCCCTGTTAAGCTTATCGCCCAAGTAGAGAATGCTAAAGATAGCGGCAAGAGCCTTAGGGTATTTGGTTGGGACGAATCAGGAAAACGTATCTATACTGATGCAGGTGATGGAGTCCTCCAAGATGGCTTCCTTGTCCCGATGATCTATGGCTTTGCCGTAGCAAGCCCTGACGCCCCCGCAATAGCTAGGATTGATCGGGTGCAAAAGGACGAGACGAATGGCTTTGTTAAACTCATCGCCATTGATGAAAACAACGGAACGCCCCATACCCTTATCGGTTACTATCTTCCTTGGGAGACTAATCCAACCTATCGTCGTATCAAAGTAGCAGGTGATAGCTGGGTTAGGATTAAGTATCGCAAGAAAGACCTAGAAGTAAGGGGGACTCAGGACTGGATTAATATTGATAACCGGGAAGCTCTCTTGCTGCTTATCCGCTCTGTTAAACTTCGCCTAGATAACCAATTTGAGCTGGCTAGGACGGCTGAGAACGAAGGAATGAGGCTCTTGTCCAACGAAGCTGAAGCCCTCCGCCCTCCCGGTCTAAAAGGCCCCCAAATCACCTTCCCCGATTGGAGCCCATTCGATAATGGGGTGGAGCGCCTCTTCTACTGATTACAAACATTATGGCTACCGACCTACAAGTTCAGGTAGATGGAGATGACTCTTTTGTGCTAGGTGCTAACTCCTATACCAACCCTACCAAGCTTACTCCAAGTGAGTATGTTATGGGCATGAATGTGATTTGTAGGGGAGGAATTGTTCAAACGCGCCCCGGCTCACGTAGCTTGATTGATGTTCCTGCTGGTAACTTGCAGGGGGTTAAGTTCTTTAAGCCCTCTTCGGGTATTCCGCATCTAGTTTTTGCAGTTGAAGGTAGGGTCTATGCTTCGGCCTATCCCTTTGAGTCATATCGCCAGCTTCCGAACATCCAATTTAACCCTTCATCCAAATACGTTTCTTGGGCCGTTTGCCTGCAATCTACGACATATACGCCATCGGGTGTCATTACATACCTAGACACCCCAATTTCGGTCCTAATCATGCAGGACGGCAACACAAGGGCAGCCTACTGGGATGGTGCGACCTCGCGCCACCTTAATCCCACTCCATCAACCGGGGATGTTACACTTGAAGGAACCGATGAAACTCCCGTTGGGCTTTGGATGCAATGGAGTAACAACCGTCTTTGGGTTTCTAGGGGTGGTCAGGTCTTCGCATCTGACATCGGCAACCCACTAAAGTTTGTAGATGCACGCTACCTTAACGAAGGAAGGGCTTTCTATCTTCCGGGTAACTGCACAGGGATGGTTGAAACCGCCGACCAACAGGGGATTATATGCTTTACGGCTACTCAAGGCATCTTTCTTAAGTCTTCCGTCCAAGATCGCACCCAATGGCTATCTACAGCAGGATTCCAACAGACGATTCTCCCCAATATCGGGTGTGTTGCTCCTCGTTCTATTGTCCAGCAATATGGGCTTATCTGGTGGTATTCCTCTAGGGGGCTTATCAATCAGGATGACGCTCTTAGGCTTAATATCACCTCTCGCCTTACAGTTCAGGATAACGAAATGGCAGCTTCTAAGGCTTACCTAAGCTACGACCTAAGTGGGGTTTGCGGCGGAACGGATGAAAACTTCCTCTTTCATGCCGTTCCTTATGGTGATGCTAAGAATACGAGGGTTCACGTCCTCGACCAAGCCTCTTTTGATGGCAACGAGAACTCTTGGCCGGGTTACTGGACAGGCTGGAGGCCAGTTGAGTTCGCTACCGGGGTCATTACTAGCCACGAAAGGGTATTTACCATCTCCCATGACTATGATGGGGTGAATAGGATTTGGGAACTCTTTAGGGGGGAGAAAAATGATAACGGAATCCCGATTACTTGCTACGTCCAAACCCGCCCTCTCTTGTTTAACAACAGGGATTGGAAGAGGTTTAAGTATGCTGAGCTTGAGTTGGTCAATCTCTCTGGTAAGGTTGCTCTTAAGGTGGCTGCTGCGGGCCTCAGGGGTGGCTTCCAAAGCGTTTTAACTAAGGATATGGTAGCTACCGTGGGTCAGGTCTATTCCGACTCTCTTTATGGCCCTAATGAGCACGCAATCTATGGTTCTATGGCACAATCTAGGGTCGTTAGGACGCTGGATATGCCAAGTCCTAGCGATTGCAACTCAGCCTGCATCGAATCCGAGCATCGTGGGCTGATTGATAAGGGTTTCTCCCTAGCTATCATTTGGTCGGGCGAAATGGGGGTATCGGCCTATCGTATGTTCACCATCTATGAACCAGCCTCTCTTCAAGGTGTGTGTGAGGACAACGAAACAGGCGAAACTAGGCTTGTTAACCCTGAAGGATGTGGGTCTGAGGAGAAGTTCTCGGAAACCAAGGCTTTCGACAAGTATTACGCTACCTATACCTTTACCTACACGAATGGGGCAGGCGAAACCGCCTCTCGTAAGTCCATCCAGTCCTCCTCAATTAGCCAAGAAGACGCAGATAGGAAGGCTGTCGCAACCGCCCAATGGTATGTTTACTCTCAACTAGGATATGAAATATGAAACCCCCGGGAGACATTATAAAGGATATTCTGGCTCCTTTTGTTAAGGGAACCAAGTATGAGGGATGCGATGCCTGTAACAAAAGGCGTATCGCTATCAATAACTTCTGGACATGGCTTATATCTTTATTCAAATCTAAGTAAAATCATGGAAGACCTAGCAAATCCATTTAAGTCCATTGCGCCTACGGCTCCTATCCCGCTGCCGATAGACTATGTTCCATTGGAGAATGCTGTAGCGACCAACTCCGATAATGTTAAGGTAGTAACTAATACATAACCCAATGCCCTCTCAGCTACCCATTACATTTTCTGCATCGCCCCTTACCCCCGGCAAGGCTTACACGCCCCAACAGCTTCAGGACGCTATTGTAGCTAGGCTTAAGATCGACTCTCAGACTGAGCTTTCCTTCTTCACGACCGGGACTACTGCACCTACCTCTAATACTGGGCCTTGGTTGAAGGATGGTAGCACTTGGTATGTTTGGGATGCTGTGCTTGGAACCTATGTTCCTGAGACTCTTACCTACGAGAGCCTTCGTTATATCGCATCTGAGTCCACCCCCGACCAAACAACCTATACCCTGTGGGTTAAGTTGGATTCTAATGGGAAGGCTCAAGAACTTAGGTATTACTCTGGCGGCGCATGGAGGTCTGTTTACGACGACTCCTTCTTGGCTGTTCTTTCGCAAATAGCCGACGTTAAACAACAGTATCCATTTGGCGCTACTTCTTCTGCCGACCAAACCCTTACTGCTGCTGGCGATAATGCTACTGTTGGGTTTACCGAGACGTTTGACCCTGCCGGGGTATTTGACGCTAGTAAGTTCGTTGTTCCCGCTACTGGATACTACCAAATCAACGCTAAGGTTAATATGGAGATTAATAGCGGAACACCAACCGGGAATACCATCATTGTATATCTCCTTAAGAATGGCTCTACCAATGGTGTAGAGAACGAGTTTGCTACTATTCCAATCGTAGATGGCAACTTAGGCCAACGCACCTACAACATTAGCACCGTTCTTTCCCTGTCTGCTAATGACAGCATCAGCGTCTATGTTGAGTGTTCTGGAACGGGTGCTGGCGATTGGCTTATCAAGAGACTGGGAACCTGCTTCTCGGGTCATCGCGTCCTCAACTAATTTATGATTAAGTTAACTCCAAGTAAAAATCCTGATTTGATTATGGCATTCATCAAAGGGCCTGCGCTCCTTGAGAAGTGTGCTGGTGGCGTGAATGTTAAAGGCATCGACTTCAAGGAAGCTATCAAAACATCTAAGTCCACCTTCCTCGTAGCATCGGAAGACCTTAAGGGTCTTGGCTTTGTAATGCTTAAGCCTGAAGGCGGTGGGGCTGTCTCTATCCATCTTTGCCTCAGAACGATTGGCGAGAAGTCTAAGAGGATTTTCGCCTTAGCCCTTCATTACGCTAAGTTCGTTATGGGGGTTAACATCATCCATGCTGTATTCCCTGAGAAATATAGGGCGTGTCAGAGGATGGCTAAGTTCTTCAACTTTAAGGATGACCCCACCCTAAAGCCTTACTACGCAATTAAATCAGTCTTGCCTTATTCATATAAGCGACTTGACATCAATTAATAACTAAAAAAATGCCATTTCTCGCAGCAGCAGCACCACTTTTGGCAACCGGAGCTACAGCTTTAGGCGCTGGCTCTACCGCTGCTGGTCTTATCGGCGGCGGAGCCGCGCTTGTCGGTGGACTTGCGAGTTCAAGTGCTGCCAATAAAGCTAACGCTAACGCGGCTAATGCAGCTAAGGTTGATATTAATGCCCTTGATGAGCAGACGAGGAAGATAGCCAAGCAGAATGCTTTGGACTCTGCTGCTCTTGAACAACAGCTTACGCCCGAAGTCCCTAAACTTAGAACCCAATCAAATGAAGCACTCCTTGCCGGTCTTAACGACACAACTCTTGGAGATTTATCGAGTGGTTTGTCTGGTTCTGGGGGCTATAATTACTCTCTCCTCAATTCTGCCATCTCTAAGGCTGCTGAACAGCTTGCTCTCGGAGGTAATCTTGACCCAGAGCTACAAAATCTGGTCACTCGTAGGTCTCTTGCTAATGCCGGGACTGTTGCCCCCGGTAGCGTCTCGCTTGGGCGTGATTTGACAGCTAGAGACTTGGGGTTGACGAGAATGGACATTCTAAATCAACGGATCGCTCAGGCTTCTGGTCTTGGTCAGGCTCAATTGGGTGCAGCTCAAGCCGATGAGTCTAAGTTGATGAACCGCGCTCAACTTATCGCCCAATTGCAAGGTCAACGATTTGGCCAGAACCTTGGAACCGCCCAATATGGCCAATCTATCCAACAACCCCTTGTTGGACTTGATCCTTCTGCTGTTGCTAACCTAACCGCCAATAGCGCAACCAACCAATCGAAGGTTTATGCGAATACGGCTAATTCCTATGGGACTCAGGCTAATAATGCTTACCAAGCGGCGGGTGGATTCTTCGGTAACGCCTTTGCTAATTACAAACCCACGCCTTATTCAACTAATGGTGGAGGTTCTGGATACTCACCTTCCCCTTATCTTTTTGGAGGTAAATAAATAAAAACATGATTACTTCCCGTGGTTTCGGCGTTGATGTTATGCCAACCGTTTACCAAGCGGCGCCTGAAAATCTTGCTATCAATCCTAACCGGATGACGCAAGGGATGTTGGAAGCTTTTGAGGTGAATGATAAGCTCAATCGACTTCGCGCTTTCCAGCTACAACAGGAGGAGTTGAATGCTAACCGCGCCGCTCGTATCAACGCAGAACGGGCTAAGCTGGGATTTGCTTCGTTGTCTGATGACGCCAATGCCTCTCTAGTGGCTCCCAAGACGAATCTAGAGGCTTTGCGGCTTGCATCCGATACAGCCATCCAACCGAAAGAATCCGCCCTTAAATCGCAAGGAATCGACCTTTCTCTGTTGAAGACGGGTGGAGCAATTGCCCAACAGCCATTCTTGAATGAGGCCGGTTTGATTACCGCTAAGGCCGCACCTCAAGTAGCTGAGCTTGATAGTTTGTTTGGACAGCTTTCTGGTGCCGATAAGGTTACTAACTTTGCTGCTGATAAGGCTTTTGACAAGAGCGTTAAGGCTGCTCAAGTGGAGAAGGCTCTCGCTGATGCCGCACAATCCCGCGCAACAGCAGCAGACATTGCCAAGAGGGATGAACGGGCTAAGGCCGAACGTGAGTCTAAGGAGGCTATCGCCCGTGGAAAGATTGAGGTTATCCGAGAGAAGGCTTCTTCGCTTGAGAAGGATACAGTCGCCCTTGAGAAGCTAGCCGACTCTGTTAATGCTCAAGCTGCAAGAACTGCCCAACTTCCCGCAAGCGATCCCAAGGGAACCAAAGTTGCTTATAAAGTAGCTGAGCTATTCCCGCTTGCTTACGAGCAAGATGATAAGGGTGAATGGGTTCCACGTAAACAAGGGCTATTTGATCGCAAGGATGTTCAGATCAATCCTGTCGATAAGGCTAACCTTGAACGCTTTAAGGAGCAGCAGAATCAGGCAATCAAGTATCTCAAGAAGGCGAATACCTATCGAGAACAGCTTCTCTTGCAAAACGAGCGCCTCAGAATGTCTATGCCAGCCGAAGACAACTCGGCATTGGATCAAGCAGAAGCAACCGTAAGTTCTGGCCTTAGCGATGAAGATGCAGGTGCTATTAAGTGGGTAAGCGATGCTTCCAATAAAAACCACCCTAGGTATAAAGCTATCCTTGACTCGCTAATGGCGCGGGGACTCATTAAGTAAATCATGGCCTTTGACCCTAATACATACGGAGCTAAGTCTGGTGGTGGATTTAATCCCGATACCTATGGCGCGTCCACAACTGGCGGACCCAAGGACTTCAATGTCAATGTGTCTCACCAAGAGAATCTCAAGCCTCGCGCTCGTTTTAAGGTAACGGTTCCCGGCCTTGCGGACTTTGATCCCGATGGTGCCTTTAGCAGTCAGGAGCGCGAGATGCGTAATATCTTGATGGGTGAGGATAAGAAGAAATTTACCTCAGCAAAAATTGGCGATGAACTCACTCTATCTGGCGGGAAAGCGATCAAGGTATCAGAAGACGAGATTGAGGTTCCAGACATGGAGGCCCTTCAAAACCCAATGGAGTCGGTTGCTATTGGCGCTGGTATTAACTCACCCGCCGCTCTTGCTGGTCTTGCGGCATTTGGTGGCGTATCAAGCCGCGTTAAGGGTATTCCCGGAATGATACTTGGTGCTGGTGCAGGTGCTATCACGGCTGCTGGAACAGGATTTGGCCAAAGAAAGATTTCTCCCGATGCGCTGAATGAGTTGGAAGCAGAGACCCAAAGACGTTCTCCCGTTGGTTATAATCTCGGAAGAATCCTTGGTTCTGGCATGAAACCCGGTGGATATTCTGGGTCTATTGGAAGAGAATCCGCCGAACGGTTGCTTCCTGCGGGTATCGGCGCTGGCTTGCAAGCTGGCGTAGACGCTTATCAAGGTAAGCTCGGAACACCTGAATCCAATAAGGAGATTCTGATGGCTGCCGCCGAGAACTTAATCCTCAAGGATGCCAATAAGCTTGGTAATAAGGCGATGGGTTCACTTGCCGCCAAACCCAAATTCAAACTAGAGATTCCTGAACCCGCTACTGATATTACCCAGAACCTTAATGCTAAGGCTGGTCAGCCACTTACAAAGACACAGCAAGACGCTGCTGGTATGTCTCTTGGTAAGTCAACCGAACCGACGCCTCCTGAACTTGTTGATCTTAATGCCGATAGTCTTCGTGGTGAACTTGGTCTTAAGGCAGACCAAACGCTATTGGCTCAGCGCGAACTCTCTGCTGCGCAAAAACAGGCAGAGGCAGATGCGTTTACCCAGAATGAACGAGCGCGTGGAATGCTTGCCGAGGAAACCGCCCTCGCTCAAGGTGCAATGGATAAGACAGAAGTAGATGCCAATTTTGCTGCTGAAAACCAAAAGCAGGTTGAGCGTCATTATCAGGCGCTTAAAGACTTGAGAGAATCAGAAGCTCGCGCAAATGAGGCTAGAAAGAAAGAGGCGGATGCAATTAAAGCGGCTGACGAAAAGAAGGCTTTAGCCAAAGAAGAGGAGTATGCCCAAGAACTTGCCGATGCAGTTTCTAAGCAGGAGGGAATTCCTCTCCAAGAGGTAATTGCTACAAGACAGGCTCATCCAAATACTAAAGCTTGGGTAGAAGATATGGAGTCTATTTTTGCTAAAGGATACAAGCTGTCTGAGACGCCTAAGCCTAAGACGATTACTGACCTCGTTGAATCTGTTAAAGCCGATAGAGAAGTTCAGGCCCAAAAGCAGGCTAAAGACGCTATCCTTCGTGATGTAGAAAATAGAAGATTCAGGGAGTCTGAACCCTATTTGAGACAGAAATCAAGGGCTGCTGATGTTGAGGCTGCCTTGGCGGAAGCCGAGCGTGTCCGCCAATCTCAACGAGGCGGCGAGATGCTGCGTGAAGACCTTTCTCTTCGTGACCCAAGACGGATGCCTGAAATTGCTGGTCCTCAAGATTTGGTTGGGCCGAGAGTTCCCGACGTTTTAACGCCTTCTCGCAAGAAGACGGCTGTTGCTATGCCTGAGGTCGCAAAACCCGTAGAATCGAAAGGAATCGCCATTCCTGAGGCTCCTGCAAAGCCAGCTCCAACGCCCGAACCCGTTGTTGAGAAACCCGCCTTAGACGCCAAGGAAGCTATCATCCA